CCACCAGAGGTGCTAATGTACCTGCACATTCAACCTCTCCAGGTGAAGTGCAGAGGAGCATTCTACCTGCATCTTCAAGGAGTACATCTAAATCATCTAAGAAACCTTCAGGTACACAATCTGGATCCTCTTCAAGAAGAACTCCATCTGATGCTGGATTACCATTTAGAGCAACTGGACCTGGTGGTGATGCTCGTATACAGAGACTTGCATCACAATCTGCCCCTGGATCATCTTTAAATCTTTCTGCAATAAAAGGTAAGACCTCTAATGCTTCAGGTGCTATTCCTGCTACACTTGCTGGAGTTGCTGCCGCTGGAACTGCTGCTGCTTTAATCGATAGAGCAGAAAAGGAAAGAAAAGAACGTCTTAAACCTAGATATAATACAATGGATCCTAGCGGAAGAATTAGATCTAGATTAGCAGTTGGTCCTAAAATTGTTGGTCCTGAAATTGTTGGACCAGATACATTTGAAAGAGCATTTAAACGAGCAAGGCGGTCAGGTAAAAAGGAATTCACATACGGTAATCAAAAATTTACAACTCAAATGGCAGAAGAATTTTTTATAAATTATCTTTTAGATGAAGGATTTGCTCATTGTGAAAAAACTGCTTATGGAATTATGGATGTAATGAGTGAAGAATGGTTTCAAAGTATTATTGAAGCATGATTATATAATCTAATATGAATTTATGATATCTTATTTGAATTAGAAGTTAGGGCACTTTATTGTGCCCTTTTTATATGATTATTTGTATTCTTACTAAAGGGTGGTGAACAGTAGTCCAGTTTTGAAAGTGTCCCAGTGGTGCCCGTATGAGGGTTGAGTTGGTCTATATTGATCTCATGTCGCACCTGAATTAAGTGTCCAACAAATTTGAGATTCGCGGAATGCTCGCTCGTCTTCTGGCAACAGAAGATTTGATTGTTGAGCATAAAAAAGTTGAAACCGCTAGTTTTAATGTAAATACTCGTGTTCTCACTTTGCCCCTATGGGAAAAGGCGAGTGATGATGTATATAATATGTTAGTTCTTCATGAAATCAGTCATTCATTGTGGACTCCAAATATTGATTGGACTAAAGATTATAACATTCCTCCAAATTTTGTAAATATTTGTGAAGATGTTCGAGTTGAACAACTATGTAAACGGAGATATCCAGGTTCACCTAAAACGTTTTACAATGGGTACAAAGAACTTGTAGAGAATGATTTTTTTGAAATTGAAAACAAGAATATTGATAAGTTTAACCTTGCAGATCGTGTAAATCTATATTTTAAGATTGGTAGTTTTCTATCAATTACATTTTCTACAGATGAAGAATTAGATATCGTAAAACAAATTTCTGATGCAGAAACATTCGATGAAGTTTTAATTGCATCTGAACGTCTTTATAATTATTGTAAAAAAGAAATTAAAAATCAACCCAAAAATGAGTCTGATCAATTACTTAATCCGCCTTTAAGTAAGATTGGAATCTCTATGAGTTCAGATGGCGTTAGTGATGATGATCAATTAGAATTGGTATTTGATTCAGATTCAAAAGATGATGATTCAGATGAGAATGATAGTGGTAATGGTGCATCAAACTCTGATTCAGATTCCAAAGATGATGATTCAGATAAGAATGATAGTGGTAATGGTGCATCAAACTCTGATTCAGATTCCAAAGATGATGATTCAGATAAGAATGATAGTGGTAATGGTGCATCAAACTCTGATTCAGATTCAAAAGATGATGATTCAGATAAGAATGATAGTGGTAATGGTGCATCAAACTCTGATTCAGATTCAGAAGATGATGATAAAGAACCTGAAGTTGAAACTATGAATTCTCTAGAGGAATCACTTAAATCATTGATTGATCCACTTACGATGGAGACTGTCTATTTGGAGATTCCAAATTTGAATCTAGATAAAATTGTCATACCAAATTCAGAGATTCACTCCATATGTAAACAGGAATGGGGTCATATAGATGACAGTATTTTTAGTGCAGTTGACATGGAATTTGAAGAGTTTAAGAAGAATTCTCAACGCGAAGTTTCTTATCTTGTCAAAGAATTTGAATGTCACAAGTCTGCGGATTCCTATGCAAGGGCGTCAACATCAAAGACTGGTGTTTTAGATTGTAATAAACTTCATACGTATAAGTTCAATTCTGATATTTTTAAGCGTGTTACAAATATTCCTGGCGGTAAAAATCATGGATTAGTTTTTATTTTAGATTGGTCTGGTTCCATGGATCAAGTAATTCTGGATACTATCAAACAACTTTATAATCTAATTTGGTTCTGCAAACGTGTATCAATTCCGTTTGAGGTCTATGCTTTTACAAATTCTTATAATTGCAAAAGTTATCATGATATCGAAGAATCTTATGTTCCTAAACATGGATTGATTCGTGTATCGCCTAATTTTTCTTTAATGAATCTGTTTACAAGTAAAACTAAGAATTCTGATTTGAATAATCAACTTCGAAATATTTTTCGTATTGCATCAAAGTGTTTTAAACATTACAAATATTATTATAATGTACCTCATCAACTTTGTCTTTCTGGAACTCCACTCAATGAATCATTGATAGCACTTCATCAAATCTTACCGAAGTTTAAGAATCAAAATAATCTTCAAAAGGTTCATTGTGTAATTTTGACTGATGGTGAGTCAAGTGGATTAAATTATCATTGTGATCGAATTCGGGATGGTTCTTCATATCTAGGTAAAAATTATATTGCAGATAACTCATATTTAAGAGATCGTAAAAGCGGACACTCTTATAAGTTTAGTGGTTCACCTATAGTTCAAACTAATACACTACTTAAAAATCTTCGTGACTCATATCCTGACATGAGTTTTATTGGAATTCGCTTGATAGAATCTAGGGATGTTCGATATTTTGTTCGTTTATATTATGATGATATGAACAAGATTGAAAATCTCATGAATCAATGGAGTAAAGAAAAGTGTCTTACTATTAAGACATCAGGTTATCATTCTTACTTCACTTTATCGGCAAAAACTCTTTCTCAGGATAGCAAATTTGATGTGCCAGAGGATTCTACTCGGACTCAAATTAAGAGTGCTTTTGTGAAGAGTCTTAAAGTTAAAAAGATGAACAAACGTATTCTTGGAGAATTCATTGAATTGATCTCATGAGGTCCACTTTTTCAACTGTCCACTACGGTGCCCATGGGGCACCATTCCCCTTGTATAATAACTGAGTTAACCCAAACCACTTCAATCCTACATTATGCCTCGTAAAATTTCCATGAGTGATGAACAACTTCTCGATACTCTTAAAACTCTCTATGGCACTGAGTTTTCTTCTGCTGATATTCGCGGATTCTGTGCTTCCTATGATATCTCTTATCCCACAGTGACAACTCGACTTGAACCTTTTAAAATTCAAAGGGGTCGATGGAATCTTGAAGTCACACAAGAAAAAGTTGAAAATCTTGAACGGTCTTATGAAGCGCCTTCAATTCTACCTAGTACTCAGCAAAATTTGATTCCCGATAAAGATAAAACTTTCGTAAGTTTTGGTAATTTCTCAGACATTAAGAAGATCATTCAGTCTGAAATGTTTTATCCGACATTCATCACTGGACTTTCTGGTAATGGTAAAACGTTTGGTATTGAGCAAGCATGTGCCCAACTGGGTCGTGAATTGATTCGTGTCAACATCACAATTGAGACCGATGAAGATGATTTGGTTGGTGGATTTCGGATGATTGATGGATCCACAGTATTTCATGAGGGTCCCGTTGTAGAGGCACTGAATCGTGGTGCAATTCTTCTTTTGGATGAGATTGACTTGGCATCCAATAAGATTCTTGCACTACAGTCCGTACTTGAAGGTAAAGGAATTTTTCTAAAGAAAATTAACAAATACGTAAAACCTGCCCCTGGATTTAACATTTTTGCAACTGCAAATACTAAAGGTAAAGGTTCTGATGACGGGCGTTTCATTGGAACAAATGTTCTGAACTCTGCATTTCTTGATCGATTTGCAATCACTTTGGAACAAGATTATCCACCTATTTCAGTTGAATCTAAAATTCTATCTAAAGTCTCGGATTCACTTCAAATGCATGATGTGGAATCCTTTATTAAAAAACTTTGTGATTGGTCTGATGTAATTCGAAAGACTTTCTTCGAGGGTGGAATTGATGAAGTAGTTTCAACTCGCCGTCTTATTAATATTATAAAAGCATATTCAATTTTTAAGGATAAGAATAAATCCATTATGTACTCTATTTCAGGATTTGATGATGAAACAAAGAAGTCTTTTCTTGAACTCTATGATAAAATTGATGCAGACTTTCAGATGACTCCCACTTCAGAAGCGAAATGGGTTGACGATACTACTCCTTTTTGATATGATGGGGAGAAGTTCTTAGTGACTTTTCCCTTTTTATGAACTCTTCAAACTATAAATTCACTTTACATATGAACGAATCTACTAACAACTTTTGGAAATATAATGAAGATAAGATTCTCAAGCAACTTGAGGGGTATATTATAAGTACCTATAATCAGCATTATGTGGATGGAACTACAACAGATAAACAACAAACAATTGATAAGATCAAGCACAATCGTCGAGAAGGATTTTGCGCTGGTAATGTAACCAAATATATTGATCGTTATGATTCTAAAGGTACACCCCGAGCAGACCTATTTAAAGTACTGCATTATACGATTCTTTTAATTAATCATCTGAATCTAATTGAAAATAAGTGAGACTAAAAAATGAAACTTTCTGATAATACTCTAACAGTCCTCAAGAATTTTTCTGGAATCAATAACTCAATTATTGTAAAGGGTGGTAATACTCTTCGTACAATTTCAGTTGCTAACAACATTTATGCTGAAGCAACAATTTCCGAAGAATTTCCAAAAAGTTTTGCAATTTATGACCTCAATGAATTTCTGAATGGAATTAGTCTACATAAAGATCCAGATTTAGATTTTTCTGAGGATTCATATCTTACAATTCGTGAGGGTAAGCGTAGGGTTAAATATTTTTTCGCAGATCCAAATGTAATCAAATCCCCTCCAGAAAAAGGAATTAAGATTCCATCTAAAGATATTTGTTTTCAATTGGATAGTGTAACTCTTGAAAAACTGTTGAAAGCATCCTCTGTCTACAAACTTCCAGATCTTTCTGCTGTAGGAGAGAATGGTGTAATCCGTCTTGTTGTACGAGATAAAAAGAGTGATACTTCAACGGAGTGTTCTTTTATTGTTGGAGAAACTGATGAAGTTTTTACTTTCAACTTTAAGGTTGAAAATATTAAGATTATCTCG